GAGGGATACACTACAATTGGTTTAACTAATGGACATACCTATGATGTCACAGCAAGTCCACAAGAATTAATGGAGGTGATTGAGAATGAAACTAAGTCCTTATGTAAAGAGTGTACAAGATGCACTCAGACACAAGATAATACTAATAGATGATGTACTACAAATGTACAAGGATAACTACTTAACAGCTAAAGAATGTCGGCAAGTATTAGAAGGAGGTAAATATGGCATACGGCAATTACGGAAGTAGACAATACGGAGGAGGTTATAATCGTGGAGGTTATAACAACCAAGGAGGACAAGGAGGTTATGCGCAGAATGCGCCAGCAACTCCAGCTCCTCAACCAATAGACATACATCAAGAGATTGTAACTAGATTAGATTTATATTTACAATTCAAAGATGTAGCACTTAACGAAAAGGGTATAACTCCAGATGAGTTTATGTTAATGAACCCAATGTTAGGTGGATGGGTAACAAGTATATTATTGAAACAAGAAAAGGGTAAGTAATGAGATTTAATATTGACAGTACCAAATTGATAACAATACTAAAGAGTAAGACTCTATCTAAAATCTTAGCAAAGATACTGGAAGCATACGAATATTATTCTGATTTTGAAACGGTAGATAAGGATGTCTTCTCCTTTAGTATGGAAGACCTTCGTAAGTCTCTGAGATATAAGAATAAATCGACAGTAAGCAGAGGTCTTAAAGCTCTCTCTGAATTTAATATATTTAAAATCCGAACAACTAACCAAGGTACTGTCATAGATTTCAATCCCGAAAAGGTACGGAGGGTTTAACCCTCCTTGTTTATCAGGCGGTCTCGGAGATATGCTAGCTGAGGGGGTTCGACTCCCCCCATGCCTGAATTATTAAGAGGTTTAATATGGATAAAGATTATAGAAATAAATATGATAAGTTTAAAATAGCAACAGAGATATTAACTAATAGGTATATGTTAACCGCTCTGTTGGTTAATGTAAATAACTTATGTTATTATCTAGAGGGTAGAGAAAAAGCAATTAGACTTCTCCTCCCAGAAGAAAAGCGTAAGAAGATACACAAGACAATACAATATAAAGACAGCATAGAGTTCGATAGATTTTCTATTTCCTCAAGATTTTTTAATGCACTCGTACATAAGTACGGAGCAGAAGTTGTCTCTTATAGTTGTGTTCAACTTGATAATTATTTAAAGAGTCAAGCTAAAGAATATGCTCCTCCTATGATTAGGAAGAAGTTAAAGGAGTACGCTGAGATATACACTAACAAGCGTAAAGCTAGTGATGCCTTAGCGGATGCTATTAACTTAACTATGTCTATGGATTATAGGATGATAGATACTCCTGAATTAGCACGGCAGTTTATCGAAGGAACTCCGTGGTATGAGAGGGATATATCCGAAGCTTGCAAATACTTAAAGGATAAGTTTAAGATATGATAAGTTATTGCCAGTCTGGTTCAAACGAAATACATAATTTAGTGGTAAAAGATATTACCGATAACTCGTGGCAAGATAGTCCATACGTAACTCTTAAGTGTACTGGATATATATTGCGAGAGCTAGGGTCAAGACGAGAGGTAGACAGGATTAGTTATAATTGTATAGTCCGAGTCTATGGAGACTTGATGGGTTATGCTACAAACGAGTTGGCGGTAGGTGATAAGATATGCGTAATCGGACATTCCGATACAGCAGTACTTGATGGTAGGTTTAGAACTAGAGTTACAGTTGCTGACCAAATTTTTAAATCAGACTGGCTACATTATTATAATAGGATGTAATGATATGACAGAGAAACATAAACAAACGGATAAAGAAATAGTAATAGCATATATTAATACACTCCCTGAGAGTAAGATGAAAGAGATATACCAGATACTAACAGAGAGATATGATATTCATAAAGCTAAGTACCTACTCTTCAATAGAGAAGGAGTACAAGCTAAGGCTCCTGATGGTAAGGTAAGACTTAGACCATATCAAATGGAAAGATTAATAAGGGGATATGGAGACTTTGGATTTCAAAAGCTATGTGAGATTATGTGGGATTACATAGACTACCTAGAAAAGAATACTGAATGTGTTTTTAATGGTAAGCGTAAGTTAAAAGAACTCTCTGTTATATCTCATTACAATATCTTAGGTAAAGGATGGGTAGCTAAGGAATTTATGAGACGATATCCGCAAGGTAGTTATCAACTAGATGAGGATGAGGAAGCTTATATAGATTTCTTTGATGTAGATACTAAAGCTAAAGCTATTAAATATATACATCAGACTCCAGTAGAATTAAGATATGATAACCAAGAGATTATTTACTTAGTAGATAAATATAATATAGATATAGATAAGGAAGTATAATGACAGAACAAGTAAACAGAATAGATGATTTATATAGCAAAGATGCTGAGGATAATATATTATCTATATGCCTAGTAGATGAAAGTAAAGTAACTAATATATTATCTAGTCTTAAACCTCAAGACTTCTATCAAAAGACACATCAGATTATATTCAAAGCTATAGCTGATTTACATAAGCAAGGTAAACCTACTGATAACGTATCGGTTGCAGAACTATTAAAGTTTAATGGTGAACTTAGTAGAGTTAATACGGTATTAGCTGATGTAACTATGAATTATATTACATCTAGAAACTGGGAACAGTTTACTAAGGTTATCATTAAATATTCTAAGTTAAGATATCTTCTAGTATTATGTAGAGACTCTATATCTAGGCTAGAGAATAAAGAGGATGTAGATGATATAGCAACTACATTAACTCTTAAAGCTAATGAGATACTAACACGTACATCACATACAGATTTCGTAGGTCTTGAGGATGGCTTTATGGATTTCTGGAAGGATGTAGAAGCTATGGTAGAGTCTGGTACTGGAACTCTAGGATTACCTACAGGATTTCCTACATTAGATAATATATTGTCAGGATTATGTGGAGGTAAACTTTATATTATAGGAGCAAGACCAGCGGTAGGTAAGTCAGCATTAGCTCAACAGATTGCAGAATATATCGCTCAAGAAAAGAATGTGTTATTCTTTAGTCTAGAGATGATTAATAAAGAATATGTTCAAAGAGCTATTCAAAGGGTAACTGGCTATAGCTTATCTAACTTAGTAACTATGAAAGAGAAACAAGAAGAAATACTAGAGCAATATACTAAAGCTGGTGAAGAATTATCTCATAGTAAATTAAAAATGATTTCAGATACTAGAACTAATTTACATTCTATTGAAAGATATATCCTACAATGTAAACAACAGTTCGGTAGTTGTGATTTAGTTATCATAGATTATCTACAACTTATGAGCGCAATAGATAATGCTAGGATAGAGGATTATAAAAAGGTAACTGAAAACTCAAGAGGACTTAAAGAGTTATCTATGAAATATAACGTACCAATCCTCGCACTCTGTCAGTTATCACGTAATTTAGAAGCTAGAGCAGATAAAAGACCAATATTATCAGACCTAAAAGACTCTGGAGCAATTGAACAAGATGCAGATGTGGTTATGTTTTTATATCGAGATGAAGTTCACAATGTATATAACCAATATAATCAAGGTAAAGCAGAATTAATTATCGCTAAGAATAGAGGAGGAAGGTCAGGTACCTCTGTTCGTATGAAATTTATAAAGGAACGTACACAATTTACGGAAGGATGGTAAGATGATTAAAAGATTATTTATATTAGGAATTATATTATTAGGTTGCCCAGTATTTGCAGCTAATTCATTACAAGTAGAGAAACTATTCAACGAAGCCAAAGGATTATGTAGCTTATATCAGAAACAATGTAACTTTACTGTAGTTAACTATGAAGGTATGGTTGCTCAAACTAGATACGGAGGTGAGATATCTCTTAGTACAGGTATTATTAAAGCTATGAATGAGGAACAACTAAGAGGTGTTCTATTCCACGAGGTAGGTCATGTGGTATTTAGACATATAGAAATTAAAGGAGACCACTATTATACCTGTATGAAAAACCATGACTGCAATCAGGAATATATAAATAATATGAAACGTCAGCACGAATATCAAGCTGATAGGTTCTCTACCTATATATGTAAGTATGGTAAAATGAATTGTGATTTAATTGGAGCATTATTAATTCTAACTCCCCCAAAAGATTTAAACAAAACTCACGATAGCCATCCTTCTACAGTAGATAGAATTAATGCGATATATAATATATTGAACGGAGATTTGATATATGGATACTAATGCACTACATAAGTTAGGAAGTATATTATACTGGATATATACTCTAAGAAGTGAGTCGTTAGATACGGAGACGTACTCCAGATATTGCGACAAGATATATGAAGCTCTACTAGATATAGCTCCAGAATATAAACCAAAACAAATTAATACAGACTTTATGGATATAATATTAGAAACAAACAGGAGGTTGAGAAATGTTAGATAAGAATTATTATTACGAACTACGTTATGTAGACGATGATACCGAAGTTAGTTATAAGTTTGATGCAGACTTAGGTATAGAACAGTTAGCAGACCATCTAAAAGATTTTCTTAAAGCTTGTAGTTGGTATGAAGAACAAGTAGATAAATTAATTAATGGAGGTACAGTATAATGGAAGAACCAAAATCTATAGAGGACTTAATGTTTGCTTCTGCTTTAGAAGCTCAAGGTATGTTACGTAAACAAAGTATGTACGAACCTAGTGAATATCCTCATCGCTGTCAAATGTGTGGAGATTAT